TCTCGATCCCGGAGGCTCCGATAGCAAGAACAACCTTAAACGCCCAATTCTCTGCTTGGGTTGCGGACATTTCAGTGATGTGAAATTGCTTTCCTGCATCACGCCCAAAATCCGCAACAAACGAAGCTTCCTTTCTAGCCATGTTTAGACCTGTCCACCAATAATGCGTTGCCAAGTAATCTCGTATACGAGAGGTTCAAGGGTTTTCTTGACGCCCGGAAACGGAGTCGCGGAGGTCAGATAACCGTTCTGGAGAGTATAAACCATGCTCGTAGACGGGAGGACGATAGATCCACTCGCAGAAAACACATCAACTGCGCCATCCTGAGCGTTACGCCAAGCGTCAAAAAGAAAGACGCTAGGGCTATCTGCCTGAAGGTGAATGGTCATCTTGTACGGAACAAAGACCTTACCGGCGCTCAGTTTGCCATCAACGCCCATAAGCACTTCGGCCTGTTCAACAGCCTCACTCTCAAAAGCGTCATCGACAGCGAAGCCCTGAATGGTCTGAGGAACCGGGAAATAGTTATTGATCGCTAACGAAAGGATCGAATTTGCTGAAGTAATCGTTGCCATGATTGAGTCCCTTATTGAATTGCGATTGAAGCCATGTTGATCTGCTGAACCGCTTCACCGTCCTGATAGTACAGGGTAATGGGCGGGGACTGACGAGCAGCGCGGGTCTGAGCGGTTGCCGGCAGAATCTGCAAATAGAATCCCTGCGAGGCAATCGTCGGAGCAGCATTAACGCCCGTTGCGTACTGGATTTCAGCAGCCTGAGCAGCGGAAACATTGATACCCGTCCGAATTGCTCCAAAGTTAACGGCAGCATTGATTGGATCCTGAGCAGCCGCATAGATCAAACCGTTACCTTGTGCGTTGTAAGGAACAGCGCTTACTTGGGTCAACAGATTAACCATTGCCAACTGAAGGTTAGCGTTGAGCCAAATTTGATTCAGATAGGTATCAGCCCAGAGCCATTTTCCAGAAACTGAGCCGGGGAAGAACCAGTTCTGATTGTTGGCCGGATTGTTTGAGCCCCATGAACCATAAGCGTTGTAACCGTTGGCAAGGACTGCAGCGTATTGAGTTGCATTTGTTACCAAAGGAGTCAACCCAGACTGTGATTTGAAATCCAAAGTTGCTCGGCCATTTAACCGGCTGAAATCCAAGGAAGCGGCATAACCACAAACAAAAGCAGCGTGGGTATAGTCACCATAAATCGGGCAAGTTCCAATGTAGGCACCCGTCTGCAGCCAATCACCAAAAGTATTGGTTGAGGATGCGTTGAGAATGTTTACATCTGAATCTTGACAAACATACAGATAGCGAGGGGCTACAGAATTACTCCAAGTAGCAAATGCTTCCTTTTCAGTAATCTGCGCTTCCCAAGTGGTCATGAAACACGCCCAATTCTGGTTAAGAGTCAGAACATTTGCCATGAACGATGCGGGAGTTGCTGCAGCAGCACCCTGCGAAAGGGTCGCGCCCGTTTCCTGAGTCAACAAGAGCGAAGTTGCAAGCGTTCCAGTTGCTGCGTAGCTCATGGTCTGAGTTGCGCCGGTTGTGGTCGTAGTGAACACAAACGTACTCAGCGTTGAATTGTAGCTAACGGTAAATCCCGGACTGGTGAATGCGGCCTGAATAATTGTGGCGGCATTGCTGAAGCTAGTCGCAGAACTGAGATTGATCGTTCCTGAAGTCTTAACCACGCCAGCAACAGTGATGGACAAAGTGCCCGTCATAGTCTGAAGCTGACCCAGAGTGACATTAACCAATGATCCACTCATCAGCCAGCCAGCAATAGATGCTTCAGGATATTGCGTAAAATAAAGCGTTCCCGGAAGCTGAGTGCAATTGGTGTAGCCGTTGAAATAAATGTCTGCAATGGCTGCTTCAGTTGAAGTTGCTCCGAAATAAGCCTGAACCCCTGCAGCATTTGCAAAAGTAAGAATTGAGCCGTAAGGGGCACTTACATTCTGAGTTAGCACGAGACCATTGAGGTCTACAGCTTGCCCATTGGCCGACAATACGGACGGGACAACATTAACAACTTGAGAAAAAGGAATGGTACTCATGAATTCTCCTATGGAGGAAAGGTTTGATCGACAGGGGCTAGGGCAATATCAATCGCAAGCATCGATTGATGTGTCGCTGAAACCGTTGGCTTGTATTGTACCCGAGCGCCCAATCTCCAACGCTGGATGTATTGGGATTCTCCACTAATCAACGGAATCTGAACAGGATCATCAGCATACAAAGGCTGGATATTTGCCGGGAAAATATCAGTGGCATATTCATCCCTAAACAAAGTCACCGTTTCTGCTGCCCATGACTGCGCCAATGTGCCGTAAAAATCTAGCTGAACCTCGTAAACGAACGAGGAAAGCATTGATTTGCCTTGGGTCAGAGAATCATAACTGTCAACATTGAACGAAAGTCGGTCCATGCCATTGTTGTTCATGGCAATAAACGCGCCCTTCGGCATTGCGACACGATTATCCTGCTGCTGGATAATCTCGACATTGGACGGAATGAACGTCTGGAAAAAGGTCACAAACGCTCGGAATACGTCCTGATCGATGATGTCAATCGTGACGGACATTACTCTTCAGTCCACTCGACAGAGACATACATTCCAATGTCAGAAGGAATCGAATCGCCATTGCAACCAAAAGCAAGCCCCTGATTTACACCGCGCAGAATGATGGGCTGTGTATTGGATACGCCAAAATCTTCAATCCAAGGGAAAATTGGAATTCCCGAACTTGAGGCATTCGCAAGAGCATAATGATCCCCGAACATGAATTGACCAGTTCCCAAGGTCGCGGCATTTGCCGTGTAAGCTGTAATCACGGCGGTAGCAGCTGCATTGTTGGAATCATAATTGACAGCAGTGGGATGCGAAAATGTGCCGCCCGTGTTTTGTGCGCTTCTCTTAAAGCAATATAAATCAATGACGCCAGCAGAACTTGCGCTGTCCGCAGTCACTTGCAGCTTTGTGACTTTGATCGTTTTCGTGGCAGAACCATAGATCGTGAAAATATCAGTCGCATTGGCCGCTGGGGTTAAGTCAAAAACGCCAGCCCGATAGGTTGGGACATTGTTCAGCGCATTGCCAAATTGATCGCCATCAATGACTGCATCGGCGGCAGTGCCCGGAGTTCCATTATTGACATTGATTTGCATGATTAATCATCCTGTAAAGTAACAATGACATGACACCATTCGGGCCACGTTTCGACCACTTGAGTCACAAGCCAATTTCGATTGCACCCGCCGGGAATTTCAGGAAATACCAGAATATCGCCGCCGAGCGAATCGACGCGGACAACGCCCGCCGCATTTCCGTAAAGATAGACCGAACGCATAACGCCCGTGATGTTTAATCCATCCGTATGCTGAAGATCGGTCGCACTCAGCGCCTGAACCTGTGCGTTAACAGTCAACGTCAAGGTTTGCGGGGTTCTGCGCCCTGCATCATCCGTGGTGTAACCATTCGACTGAATCCAGTTGATCTGGATGTTTGGGTTTGTCACCTGAATATATTGATTGGCGATGCTTCGGAGATTCATCTTAGCTGCCCGTGAAATCTGATCCAGTCTTGGCTACAGCATTCCTGACTGATGCCACCATGAGGCCCGTATCAATCAATGGCTTTGCAGAGCCTTTACGTTTGATGGTTACAGGGCTCAACGGAGGCGAATAGACATTGGCTATCGTAGTCTGAATATCAGCCGATGCACTGATCCCGACAAGATCGAGAACATCAAAAGCCGTCATATCACCAAGGACAACTTTTGGCACACCCTGCGCAATGATCTTGCTCCATTCTTTCTTTTTGGTCTTGACCGTGGGACGCATAAATGGGCGAGGAGGGATCTTGACTTCGGGGGCTCCAAACTCCTGAATGGTTGCAACATAGGCAACCGGGGTTCCTTCTTCGTAATTGATGCCTGAGGGAAATCCGACTTGAGCTACCATCCCGTCAAATTCTTTAGGAACGCGATCCAGCGTTGCCTTGATTTTGTCGAGATTGAGCTTTTTCATTATCCGAAGACACCACCGGCTCGGCGGAATCCCTGATTCTCGATGCTTCCACCAACATACAGGCCAACATTCGCGACAACGCGCAGGAGCGCCCTGAGTTGATTTCCATATTGGGTTGTGGCCAACCACCAGCCAAAAGCAGTTTTGACCGGAGGCGGGACCAGAGACACGTTTACAGTGCCTTCGGCTGATCCTTGAACAACAACATTCGGAATCCCTTTGTTGATGAGCGTGAAGGATGCAGCCAAATGCGCACACATGAGGTCAATCGCCAACTGAAGCTGCCCTGAATTGAAATTCCAAGGATAGTTGTTGTCGATATTGATGTAGGCCGTTCCCATGGTCCACCAACCTTCAAGCTGAGCAGTCGGATAGGCGGTTACGTCCTCAAATTGAGGAAACTGCGCCCGGAATGCTTCGTCGTTGTAGGTTGGTGTCAGGGAAGTCATGATTAGCCTACTTTTGGCTTGTCTTCGGTTTGATAATCCGCTTCCGTCAGAGGAGCAGATTCATCATCGAGATTCATGTCGGAAGCAACCTTCTCGGCTTCCGCTGTCTTGGCCTTAACCACGATGAATCCCTTTGCCTCATGATCTTTGAATGAAGCATTCCGCTGAAGCTCTTCAAGGTCATGATCGGTAATTTCTGTGCTGACTCCCAGAGGGGTAATCAGTCTGTCATTGGCAACGCCCGTTCCACCTTTGATAAGAACGGAATGACCTTTGATCGGTAAATCTGCGCCACCTTGATGCCAGTTTGTATACCGCTGGTCATTGGCGAGCGTAGAAAAAACGTAGTGTTTTGCCATTTTCGATATCCTTTTTGGTTCAAATTTTATGTCATGGTAACTGCGAGGCTAAATCCGTTCAACCTTGCCAGATTTTACCCATAAGCTAACACAAGCGCATGATACATTTAATGCTTCCGCCATTGCGGTTTGTGATTCAAATTTTTGCCCTGTGCTTACAAGCATCACTTTGCGCTTGGATTTCTGAGCCGACAACTGCGACATCCGCCTGCAATTCTTTTTATTGGCTTCCGTTGCCCTCCATCGATCAGTTCCCTCTTTCCACTTTTTGAGGTTTTCGGGGTTGCCAGCCATGGCTGCATAACCTTTTTGCGCTATTTTTTTGCCTTCTTCAGAATTCATAAGTGCCGTCATTTTTGTTCTTTGCGCTTCCTTACCGGCTTCGGATCGAACTTCTCCACGGCCAACCATAATTCTTTTCAAATGATCTGAACCTCCCTCAGCCATTTGCTTACGCGTTCGATTTGAGGCTTTCTCTTTGCGTTCGTTGTTCTGCCATGCTTTTCGAAAGACTTCCTTGCCTGATTCGCTGCTTTTCCACTGATTCGATGCGTCGATTGTTGCTTGGGATGGCCTTCGACCTTTAAGGGCTTCGCTGCATTTTTTTCGACGCTCAACATTGTTCCAGACTTTGATACGCATCAGTTCGTACATTGCGGAATTTGGGGCAATGTTTAGTCCTTCTCCACCTCCACACAAGTTATAGCCTTTGTTTCGATTTATCGAATCGTATTTTGTAATAAATTCGATTTCAGACAAGGCGCATTCTTCTCTTGTTTTGTGCGTACTTAAAATTGATTGTGTAGGCGCTCCATATTTACGCCAAGCATGATAAATCGGAAGGTCTTTTCCTAAATTTGCTGCTTTTGCATGGTTGTTATATCTCAGAGTAAACAGGCCGCGCTTGTCCGTTCGGCTCATGCCTATGTAGACCTTTCCATTTGAAAACGACAAGCAATAAACAAAATGCACGATTTCATGTTCCATAAAAAATGCCCCCTAGTGATTAAACTAGGAGGCATCTTAACACGCATTGTATACTTATTGTATACTTTTTATATGCCAGAGTACCTGACAACAGCGTAGGGACGTTTCAAGAGAACACCGGCTGATGCGTTTGCATAATCCTCGGTGTAAGCCTTAGCTTGCTTTTCAACGCCGAGAGCTTGGAACTTGGCAGGAACTACCTGAACCCAAGTACGGCTATCGTCGCTCGCGCCATCTTCCACAACTTCAGCATACAGGTAGAACACGTTTGCGCCACCGTTTGCCAAGTTAAGCTGAGGAGCAGAAATAACGCGGAGTTTCGGATAGGTCTTGTTCAACCAGTCACGAACCGAGATACCGAAGTCAGAAGTTACTGACAGGTACTGGTAAGCATCGGTCGGAAGCGCCAGAGTGAGTTCAGCACTTTCCGGGTTGATCGTATCCTGAGATTGAGTCTGAAGTTGTGCGGCCGCAACCCGAATATCAGCAACGATCTGGAGGAAGGTTTTTGTACTCCAAAGGGTCGAACCACCAGTGCCCGTAGCGGCAACGGTCACATAAGCAGGGAGTCCCGGATCATTCAGGAAACCATAGGTCAGGTTGCTACCGTTGTTGAAACCGTAGAAGCCAACAAGGTTACGCTGGATTTCGAGAGCCAGTGCAGCAGATGCCCGCTTTTCAGCAGAAGAACTGATGCGGATACGAGCAGCGCGAGCTTCTTCCAGCATACCGACCTTGATGCCCTTTTCAAAACGGATAACCGTCCGGCGGACAAAGTTGGTATTCCATGAAGCAAGCGGAACATTGGTGTAATCGCCATAAGGAACAGCGTTACCGATCGGTTCCAACAGACCCTGAACGATTTCCTGATCCTCCCATGAGCCAGTCGTGGAGATACCTACCAGTTCGTCAATCTTACGAGCGGCAGTGATGACCTTGACGAAGCCCGGAAGCCAGTTCTGAAGGAACTGAACAGGGGTCGTGATAGAAGGCTGAGATACGTCAGCCTGAGTATCCATTGCGAAGTTGGCCATTGCCCGAACATTCTTCGCGCCGAAGTTAATGCCGAGGTCTCCGAGTGCAGCGTAATCGGAAACATCATCGGCAGTCATTTGGACCGCGCGAATATCGCGGGGCCCTACAAAGCTGCGTTCGATAGATTTATTCATGTGGATCCCTATTAGTCAGTGATGCGAATGGCGGTGAGGCCGGTTGCAGAGATCGGATAGTTCCAAACTACGCAATTCGGGATGAGAGCATTTCCGCTAGTAGCAGAAGCACCCGGGGCAACGGCAGACAGAACGCCGGTCGTGGTGTTGTACTGAACCCAGTCACCAATGTTAGCCGCGCCAACAATGGTTACAACAATGGTTCCCATCGTCAGGAACTCGCCCTGAGAATTAGGACCAAGGAACAGAGTCGGGTCGAGCGGAGCGCCGCCAACCGCACCATAAGAGGCGTATGCCTTCGGGTTCACAAGGATACCCGCAAATACGGTAGAGCCAGAGGTGATCGTGCCACCCTGAGTTGCTACATTCGTGCTGTTGCTCTTGGTGAATGCAAGGCCGATGGTACCGCCATTGCTATCCAGAGTCAGAGAATCAACACGCTGGGGGCCGTCAACGATCAATTCGCCCGGAATACCGAAGCCGAGATTGATATTGACAGTGGATTGAAAAGTCGCAGCAGTCATATTATTTACCTTCTAAGAAACGAGAAACGAAATTGCCCTTCCGAGCGGCTGGAGCAGAGTCCATTCCCGCACGAGCAGGCG